TGTAATCCTTCACGATATTTATCCCAATACATATCGAAGATATCGACCTGTTTGTTACAAATTACAATATCATAAAAAGTTTCCTCTTCAGAAATATATGTAACAAGATATGAGTTTAAAGGCAACGATTTATCTTTCGCTGCCGACTTTTCACATTTCTGATGAAGAACCAAGCACATCAGGAACGGCCTCCCCATTGAATATCGGGGTATGCTTCTGACACAAGATCCTTGGTGATCTTATACTTTGTTTGAAGTTGCTTATCTTTTACCAGACAAAGAACTTCTGCTTCATCGGGATGAAGACCTTCAAGAATTTGAATGAAAATAGTTTCTCTACGGATACTTGGCAGAGTATCATTACCACCCTTTACAAAATTGTAAAAGTGCTTGAACTCTCGTCTCAGTGATGAGTGATCAGTTCCTAATGGACTTTCGTTTGGTTTAAAAGGAACTTCTCCTTGTGGGAGAACAGAAATAATTGATTCGTCAAAGTTCCAAATGAGCAGCGATTTCAACGCATCGTTCTCATGCTCTTTCAGAACTTCAACTTTTTTTGCATTCGTTTTTTGTTTTGAAACGAGATCTAAGATCTCATTCATAAATGGATTGGGTGGAAGTTTAACTTCAGTTTCAGTCGTCTTCCTCGTCTTCGTCGTAGTCATAATCGTTTTCAAATCTCACAGCTAAAATTTCATCGGGAATGATGTTTCCATTCGAGTCAAACATCTCTGGGTGCGTATACACTGGCGAAGTTTGATAAAAATGTTCCTTTGCCATCCATCCTATTACACCACCAACAAAAAAGAACATGATTGAAACTAATGTGCCGATGGTAAGTGCTACTGCTAACATTTTTTTTCTCCAGAGAGTTATTTGTTTCTTACATCAAAGTGAAATTCAATGTAGAAATGATACTCTCTGCGGAAAAGAGAAATCATTTTACCAAATTTCACTTGAAAAGTTTTTGGCTTTGATGATCTCTTCCTCCTATTTCGTAGTAGTAACTCAATGCCCCGATTAATTTGGGGTTCGTTTCTATTTAGTTTGCTTTTTGCGTCGCCCGCGTCTCTTGTCATGATTATACTTCCAAGCATCTTCTAAGATGCCATACAAATATTCTTTGATTTTTCTTGCCATTGGTTTTGGAATGTGACCATAGGCTTCACGAAGTTGCTTATGGTTCGAATCAGTACCACCTTCAAGATAAGATTCTAATTCTAATACAAGTTCATTAAGTTGATTGGCAGTGGAACTTTCAATAAATTCTTCAACTTCTACTTTTTTAGTTCCACGCACCTTAAGATAATCATAGAACTTCATTACAAATTGACCATTAAAAGCATAGTCAATGGCCTTTTCTACGTCAGAATAAATTTCGTGAAGATTGTTTTCCATTAAACCAGTTTTTGCTCCTTCAAATATTGAACCGTATCGGTGCATCCACCAATATGTTGATCATTCACGACCACTTGAGGAAAAGTGGATCCTTCTCCAAATTCTACATAGAATTCTTCACGAGTGAAATCAGTATTTAGTTTGTAGACAGCGTATTGCAACTCAGCTAATTGTAACACCTGCTGTACTTTTGTGCAATAGGGACAACCGTCTTTTGAGTAAACTGTAAATTTCATGTTTCTATGTGTTAAGTGTTTTCTATCCAATTTTTAAATGAGAAAGTTCCCCATTGTGCATATTGTATATTTGGATTTAGTATTTCATTATTTTTTACTCCAGAAAAGATAGTATTAAATTCTTCGTCCGGAGAAAAATGTAAAGACTTTGCATAGTTCCAAAAAGGTGTATCAAATTTAGAACCAAATTGATAATGCCACAAAACGAAATTTTGAATTCTGATCATTTCTTTTATAATTTCTTGATTGCAAACTTCTTTACTTGCACCATCTACAATATGATTCCAAGTATATCTACACACTTTATTATAAAACCAAACTGAAGTTGCTTCTAAAGGTTCTAAAAAGGAACCACGATTTCCATTTAAGATTGTTCTTTCCCCTTCAAAAAAGTTCTTGGCAATATAATTTTGAAATTGTAAATGACCATCAGGAATAATTCCAAACATATCAATTAAGTTTTTGGCAGCATCCTTTTTATCGGTTATTGTATTGTTAAAAATATAACCATAAGAAATGCTATCATGATTTGGAATTACAAACGTCCAACCATCGGGAGTTGCTACACACTTCGTATAATGTAAATTTGGATCTGGAGTATTTTCTCTACCTAATATTACAGAATTCAATGGGTTTATAAGGTTTTCATATAAATCTTCATTTCGGTTATGTCTACCTCGACAATCGAAAATGTAATCCGCATCAATTTCCTCTTCAGGATTTTGAATATTCTTTTCTACAACATCAAATAGTCCACAGTTTAAAATTAATTTTGATAATAATTGTGGGACATAATGAATAGAACAAGTATTCAGTGAGAATGGATGAAAAAATCTTTCACTTTTTTTCCCCCAATTTTCGTATAAAATTCCGTCCTTTCTTGTACCTTTTAAAAAATCTGATTGATTATACCAATCTATACCCAAAGCATTAAAAAAAAGTCTTGGGACGGCTAATGTTGTTCCCTGACCAACTCTTTCTATCGGAAGACTTGGATCATGATATATCGCAATTCGATCAAATAAGTTTCGACCATAATTTTGACCATGATAATAATAATGAAGTGCGGTGATACATGCAGCATTGCCAGCGCCAACAATTGCTATTTTTTTCTTCCTGCTTAACATACTTGCCTATAAACTGAAAGTTATTTAGAGAAAATAAAAGGAGGGTTATCCCCTCCTAGTATATCACAGAGCATTGCCTCGGGGCAATACTTCTTCTGGGAATACAAAGTTCTCATGGGGTTGATCTACCGGCGCCATCCACGCTCGAAGTCCCTCATTAAGGAGGATGTTCTTTGTATAGAACGTTTCAAACTCCGGATCTTCTGCCGCTCTAATCTCCTGAGATACAAAGTCGTATGCACGAAGGTTAAGAGCAAGACCGATGATGCCAATAGAGGAAGTCCAGAGGCCCATAACTGGAACAAAAAGCATAAAGAAATGCAACCAACGTTTATTGCTAAAAGCAATACCAAAGATCTGAGACCAGAATCTGTTAGCCGTAACCATAGAATACGTCTCTTCCTCCTGAGTCGGTTCAAAGGCCTTAAAAGTGTTTGCTTGTTCACTGTCTTCAAATAGAGTGTTTTCCACAGTTGCTCCGTGAATGGCACAGAGCAGTGCTCCTCCTAGTATACCAGCAACTCCCATCATATGGAAGGGGTTGAGGGTCCAGTTGTGGAAACCTTGTAGGAAGAGAAGGAATCTAAATATTGCAGCAACACCAAATGAAGGTGCGAAGAACCAACTGGATTGTCCCAGTGGATACATCAGGAATACAGAAACAAATACTGCAATAGGACCAGAGAATGCAATTGCATTATAAGGACGGATGCCTACAAGACGAGCAATCTCAAACTGGCGAAGCATAAAACCAATCAGACTAAAGGCCCCGTGGAGTGCCACAAAAGGCCAGAGTCCCCCAAGTTGGAACCAGCGGACGATATCCCCTTGAGCCTCAGGACCCCAGAGAAGAAGAAGAGAATGACCCATAGAATCTGCTGGAGTACTAACTGCCGCAGTAAGAAAGTTTGCACCCTCAAGATAGGAACTTGCCAACCCGTGAGTATACCAACTCGTAACGAAAGTTGTCCCAGTAAGCCAACCACCAAGAGCAAGGTAAGCAGTGGGAAAAAGAAGAAGTCCAGACCAGCCAACAAAAACGAAACGGTCTCTCTTAAGCCAGTCGTCGAGTACATCGAACCATCCTCTTTGTTGAATTGGTTGTGAAAGTGTAGATGAAACCATTTATGTCCTCCGAAATAAAAGGGGGTCCGAAGACCCCAGTTTTAAATTTTATATTATATCAACCGATTGCAGGAGCAGTCAGAGCAACTGGAGTTGACTCAGCAGCAGCAAGGTCAAGAGGGAAGTTGTGAGCATTGCGCTCGTGCATTACCTCCATGCCCAGACCCGCACGGTTCAGAACGTCTGCCCAAGTGTTGAGCACACGACCCTGAGAATCAATGATGGACTGGTTAAAGTTGAAACCGTTCAGGTTGAATGCCATGGTGCTAACACCAAGAGCGGTGAACCAGATGCCTACAACAGGCCATGCGGCGAGGAAGAAGTGAAGTGAACGTGAGTTATTGAAGGAAGCATATTGGAAAATAAGGCGTCCAAAATAACCGTGAGCAGCAACGATGTTATAGGTCTCTTCTTCTTGACCGAACTTGTAACCATAGTTCTGCGACTCGTTCTCAGTGGTTTCACGAACCAGTGAGGAAGTAACCAGAGAACCGTGCATAGCACTGAACAGAGAACCACCAAAGACACCAGCAACTCCAAGCATATGGAATGGGTGCATCAGGATGTTGTGCTCTGCCTGGAACACAAGCATGTAGTTGAAGGTGCCACTGATACCCAGAGGCATTGCATCAGAGAAAGAACCTTGACCAAAAGGATACACCAGGAATACCGCACTCGCAGCGGCAACAGGTGCAGAGTAAGCAACACAGATCCAAGGACGCATACCCAGACGGTAGGAAAGTTCCCACTCACGACCCAT